ACATTGTACTCTAGATCTATAGTAGAACTTTCTTTAACAATAAACTTATATTCGGTGTATTCTCCACTCTTTAAAGAAACTACACCCCTAGTCTCCTCCTCAAGTTCTCTGAGAGCACACCGAATAGGGTTGAAAATCTCCCGTCGTCTACATCCACCAGTTACAAAAATCCAATCTTTAAATCTCCAATCCCTTACAGTTAGAAATTTAGGTTTACCATCACTAAAACTAACCGGTATCGCGATAGCCTTGTATTTCTTCATTGCGCATTCGCAAGTTATAATAAGTTGATATGTTTATTTCTCAACCTTTTCCTCAACCTTCTCCTCCTCCTCCTTGACCTCAACCTTCTCCTCTTCAATCTTTACCTGCGTTGGGGCGTTGAGATGTTTAACAACTTGGGTTGAAAATGTTTTAAACGAATTCAACTCTTCTTTGGTCTTATTCAACTCCTTAAAAAGGAAAATAATGCCGATAGCACATACAATAGTTGCAACCAACATAATCGTGTCGCGGTTAACAGGAATCATTATATTCTATGTGTTGCTTTTCTTTTTAAGCAATTGCACCCATTTTAGTTTTCCCTGAGGGTGGACATTCATAGGATGCTTGAGCAAACTGGACGGCTTCGTAGTGCGCGTTTTCACATGATTTATCCGTCGGAGGCGTGGGTTGTCCGATAAATTTTTCAAGTGTCCTGGATTTAGGATCGTACGTCAAAACGAAAGCGATGGCAAGAAGAAAAACAATCTTCCAAAACATTTACTATTAGTTAGAATATAAAAGACCACCCATACCATTTTCAATGCGTAAAACATTGTAATTTACGGCATAAATATCCTTGTTTACAGATGCAGTATCGTTAACAATGCGCGCCGAATCAAGACGGGAGAAATTCAGAGAACCAGTGGGCTGAAGCTTACCAGTGTCAAGGCAGAATGGGTACACGAAAAGCTTGGTCTTAGGGCCAGAGTTACCATGGGAAGTGTGGTAGAAGAGAGGAACCGAAGTGTAGTTAGGGTTCGCAAATTTGAAATCAGAAACATCTGTACCGTTAATCTGAAGCTTGAGTTTATTATTGTCACCGAGAATGGCAACACCACCATCGGCGGCTGTATTTAAATCTGTACCCGCAGAAGCTAAATACTTAATTGGGTGATTGAAGTTGAGCTCTTGAATTTTAGAGCCCGAGGAGATCGCCTTTTGAACCTGTGTAATTAACATGTTCTGGGGCTGAGCGGCGAACACTTCACGCTCTGTGGAATCGAGGTACGCATAATTTGCGTAGAGATCCCACTTATGTGTGTCCGCGGCGGTACCCCATGTGATACGAAGCTCAACGTCGTGGTATTGAAGACTAATAAGGGGAAGGGCGGTCTGCCAATTCTCACAGAAAGCGAAGCGGAGAGGATAGAAGCGCTCATTGGTAGATCCACCATAAAGATCACCAGCAACCGACTTGGAGGAAGAGGTCGCGGAGAGGGTGGGGGCGATTAAGGTAGAATAAGTAGAATCATGTTCATCAACAACTTGTCCGCCAATCAGAAGTTCAACTTTTGAAATCATTGTCGTCCAATCGGAAACAGCCTGAGTAGCTGTACCATCGTTAGGTACAAGGTAGACGTAGTTGAGCATATCACCTTTACGTTCAAAACGAATTGTTGACATACCATTGTTAGAGACGTTGCCTTGGATGACCTGACGCTCGACGGTTTGGGAGAAATTGGTGTGACGTTTGTATGTAGACCTAAAGAAGCTCACCTCGGGTTGGCCGACGAGGTGTACATCCTGAGCGCCTATAGCAACAAGTTGGGCGATACCACCAGACATTTTATAATATAGTGAGAGTTTATTTTTAAGCTGTCACCATCACATAAAATGTAAATTTTTACTAAGCAGGCATGTAATTCATATGAGTTTCATCTACGACGTGATTAAGTATGAGTGATTGTTTCGTTACACTGGAGGGCATGGTACCATTCCTGAGATGGGTATCAATTTCCTTGTTACATATATTTTCAGCTCGACTCTCGATACTATTTTTAATTAAATAATTCACCCACTCGGCTGGGTCATCGGATATAGTTTGCATGGTCTTATAACAAACATTACACAATTCTATATTTATACTAGCGCTGTTATCGGTACCATTCAATTTAAGGGTAGTTTCGCAATGAAGAACGTCGTCCATATTTATAATTTAATTACATTTTCTTTATGCCCATTTTCTCTGAAAGAGTATCTACCCGTTCTCGCTCGATTTTGAGTTGTGCTGTTAATTCTTTAACGGCTTCTACGAGTATTCCTGTCATGTTACCATAAGCGAGTGAAAGATATCCTTTCGAATCTATTGAAACAGCTTCGGGTAAAACCTTCTTAACTTCCTGTGCGATGAGACCTGTATGTCTTATACCAGTATCTCTACGGGTATATGTGTATCCGTTTAACTTATTCACTTTGTTTAATGAATCCTTGATCCTGACTATACCCCTCTTATGTCTAATATCTGAATATGCAGTTACATTACCATACGCGTACAAACTTCCACCGATTGTACAATCGTTGTTACTTAGATTGGAAATGAAAGCCCAACGACCATTTACCGTGGTCCAGGTCGTAGCATTGTTGTTACCATTTAAGATATAAAGTAAATTACTATTGTTGTGTAGAAAGCATGCACGATGATCAGTATCTTGAAAGTTGATTGTGGGATTGTTGTATTGAATGCGCATCTGGCTATTTGTGTAAAACTCTCCGAGGGCTTCCACTGCACCGGCTCTAAGTCTCTCATAACCAGTTCCGGGGTTATTCGCGATATTTATAGCACCTGCACTATCACATATAATTTGTGAAGCTACACGCCCACCCCAATGAAATCCAAGGCGAGGTGCGCGTTCCCATTCTGTTCCACCAGCGGAACTCTGCAAACCATATTCACGTATCTCAATTGCTGCATCAGCATAACTCTTACCATACACACTGCTATAAGGGCGAATCCTGTCTACGTTGCCATCGGCAGCGACGACACCGGCTGGTCCCTGACCACCTTGAAGGCCTTGAAGGCCTTGAGGACCTTGACTACCAATAGAACCTTGAGCACCTTGAAGACCTTGAGGACCTTGAGGACCTTGACCACCTTGAGCACCTTGAGCACCTTGAGCACCAATAGGACCTTGAGCACCTTGAGCACCAATAGGACCTTGGGGAAGAGTAAAGGCAATATCAACCCCAAGTCCATTAGATTTATTGGTAACTGTCGCGGCAGCATTTGCACCACCCGTAGCAGATACTCCAAAAGTAGAGGTGCTAATAACATTTATATCACTACCTCCATTAAATGCGACACCATTTATGTTTCGAGAAGTTGTTAGAGTAGCTGCACTACCAGTAGTGTTTTGATTACCTGCCGCATTAACACCTGGAAGGTCTATATTGGCACTTCCATCAAAAGATACCCCTCCTATGTTTCTAGAAGTTTCCAATGCCGTAGTCGTTGCTGCATTACCACTAGTGTTTTGATTACCTGCCGTATTAACACCTGGAAGGTCTATATTGGCACTTCCATCAAAAGAGACCCCTCCTATATTTCTAGAAGTTTCCAATGCCGTAGTCGTTGCTGCATTACCACTAGTGTTTTGATTACCTGCCGTATTAACACCTGGAAGGTCTATATTGGCACTTCCATCAAAAGATACCCCCCCAATGTCTCGAGCACTTGCTAATTCTGTAGCTGTGAGAGCGTTACCACTGGTATTTTGATTACCTGTCGTATTAACACCCGGAAGGTCTATGTTAGAAGTTCCATCGAATGATACCCCTCCTATATTTCTAGAAGTTTCCAATGCCGTAGTCGTTGCTGCATTACCACTAGTGTTTTGATTACCTGCTGTATTAACACCTGGAAGGTCTATATTGGCACTTCCATCAAAAGATACCCCCCCAATGTCTCGAGCATTACCCAAAACGCCAATCAATGTACCTCTAAAGTTTGTAGCCTGGATATCACCAAGAACGTCCAAAGGTTGTTGGGGTAATGTATGTCCAATCGAAACCTTTCTCGATTGAGTATCCACGTGAAATACATCCGTGCTAACACTCAGGTTTGAAGTCAAGTCCAACTTCCCAACAAAAGATCTATAGTTCGTGGGGGCTGACATCTACTATTTGTAGAGGTTATTTTCCTTAAAAGTGTATCACGCTTTTAAGGAAAATGTGGACAAGTCCTATGAACTTGTGAGTTTAGGCACTTTCGAGTGCGTCGAGTCTCAATTTTAATTCTTTTATAGCTTCAACAAAAAGACCAGCCATGTTACCATATGCAAGTGAAAGATGTCCATCTAATTCTTCTTTATGCACAGCTTCCGGTAATACTTTCTGAACATCTTGAGCTATTAGACCAGTGTACCTTTTATCGTCTGTTTTACTCGTATACGTGTATCCAGTTAATTGTTCAACTTTATCAAGTGCGTTATCAAGTTTTACTAAATCCTTCTTACGTCGAATATCCGAATAAGCTGTAACGTTACCACCCGCCAGTATGTCACCACCAGTATAAATCCTCTTATTGTTATAAACCCTTACATATGTACTATCCTGCATAAACCATCCACCACCGTGAGACTGGAAATATATACCATTATTACTATTCACCCTCAACCAATCCCCACGCACGTGGCAACCGTTATCTGCGTAGATACGTCCGTCGCACTCGAGTGAACTTGATATATGCGCATTACCATTGACGTCCAAATTGTGACTTGCGGCACCCGTATCCGTTTGACCTCCACCGACTTTGATACGCTCAGCGACATTTAGGTACCCTCTTGTGGAGAGAGCCATTGCACCCTGGTTCACTCCATGACTATCATCGCCCCACCAAAAACCACGATCGTTATCGTTATTCATCTGGAAGGTCATCGCCCAATCGTTCAGGTCACCGAAGGTAACGCCACTTTGCATTCCAATACAGTATTGATTGGTTGGATACACACGAAACTTATCACGACTACTTGCTGAACTTCCTGACCATGTCCCCGAAAAACTCCCACCCGTGCATGTAATTGTGCTACTGGAATTAAAAGTTCCGGTCGCACCTTGAGCACCTTGAGGACCTTGAGGACCTTGAGGACCTTGAGGACCTTGACCACCTTGAGGACCTTGACCACCTTGAAGGCCTTGACCACCTTGAGCACCAATAGGACCTTGAGCACCTTGAGCACCAATAGGACCTTGGGGAAGAGTAAAGGCAATATCAACCCCAAGTCCATTAGATTTATTAGTAACTGTCGCGGCAGCATTTGCACCACCCGTAGCAGATACTCCAAAAGTAGAGGTGCTAATAACATTTATATCACTACCCCCATTAAATGCGACACCATTTATGTTTCGAGAAGTTGTTAGAGTAGCTGCACTACCAGTAGTGTTTTGATTACCTGTCGTATTAACACCTGGAAGGTTTATATCCTGATCTCCATCGAATTCTACTCCGCCAATTAATGGTGAATTTGTTAGAGTAGCTGCACTACCAGTGGTATTTTGATTACCTGTCGTATTAACACCCGGAAGGTCTATGTTAGAAGTTCCATCGAATGATACCCCTCCTATGTTTCGAGCATTTTGTAATGCCGTAGCTGTCGCTGCATTACCACTAGTGTTTGAAGAAGTTGCAGCATTACCGGTGCAGTTTGAAGAGGTGGCAGCGTTACCAGTTGTATTTTGAGTACCCTGTATATTAACACCGGGAAGACTTATATTGGCACTTCCATCAAAAGAAACCCCTCCTATGTTTCGAGCAGTTGTTAGAATGGCCGCACTTGAAGCTGTTGCTGCATTACCAGTAGTGTTTTGATTACCTGCTGTATTAACACCTGGAAGGTCTATATTAGCACTTCCATCAAAAGAAACCCCTCCAATGTCTCGAGCAGATGTTAGTTCTGTAGCCGTTGCTGCATTACCGCTAGTGTTTTGATTACCTGCTGTATTAACACCTGGAAGGTCTATATCGGTACTTCCATCAAAAGAAACCCCTCCAATTTCTCGAGCATTACCCAAAACGCCAATCAATGTACCTCTAAAGTTTGTAGCCTGGATATCACCAAGAACGTCCAAAGGTTGTTGGGGTAATGTATGTCCAATCGAAACCTTTCTCGATTGAGTATCCACGTGAAATACATCCGAGTGAATACTCAGGTTTGAAGTCAGGTCCAACTTTCCAACGAAAGATCTATAGTTTGTGGGAGCTGACATCTACTATTTATAGAGGTTTTTTTAAACTAAAAAGTTCGAAGGACTTTGTTTGATACGAGTGGCGAAGCCACTCGGCGCGGGGTTTTCTTACAATGTGGGAGGCACTACGCATTTTCGATTGCATCTAGTCTAGTGAGAACCGAAGCTAGTTGAGTTTCAAGGAGTTCATTTTTACATGTAAGTTCTTTGATGGCTTCTACGAATAGTCCAGCCATGTTACCATAAGCGAGTGAGTAATGATTCTCTTCAGAACCCATTACAGCCTCTGGAAGAATTTCAAGGACTTCCTGTGCGATTAGACCAGTGAACCGCCGTTCTTCCTTTTCGAGTTCATCATCTTTATCTTTTACCATCATTGTGTATGTGTACCCACTTATTTTGTCGATTTTCTCGAGTGAATTCTGGATTTTTTCAATATTAGATTTTGCTCGTCTATCCGAATAAGCGATAACGTTACCTGTTGCCCGTATGTCACCATTAACATCCAATCTGTAACTTGGACTCGAGTCAGCTAAACCAATATAACCATTCGAGTCAACTTGGAATCTATTTCCACCTCCCTCAACAATCTGGAAATGGTCATTACCATTGAAACCAAAGTAGGTGTTGGTATCACCGACATGATAGATGTAGCTATCTATCTCCATCGTGTCTGCCCGAATACGACCGGCGACATCAAGTTTTTGAGCTGGTGAGTCTATCCCGATGCCGACATTTCCGCTGTTGGTCAAACGCATCCGTTCTGTTTGATTGTCTTTTAACGCAAAGTTGCTCGTGTTGCTGTGAACAGATGACGAATACCATATCTGGTCGCCGTACGACCTATACACCATGCCGTTGTTCGTATCATTACCGATTTCACTTGTTCTGTAAGTCCCGTCTTGAATGAACAAGAGTGTTGGATTATCACTTTCACCAGAGTTGTTTGTGTCTGCTTGGATGACGACCACACAATCTCCAGCCCCACCACTTACATGAAGTTTGCCCAAAGGTGAAGTCGTCCCGATACCCACATCATCATCAACATATAAGTCGGCATACGCACGAACAAATCCTTCCTCGACACGAAAAGCGTCAGACAAACTCACTGTTGTTCCAGCCGTGACGCTGTTTTTCACCCGAAGTCGCATGTATCCAGCAGTTCCATCGACACCACAATCGATCCTTCCAGCTGAACCATTTTGGTCGGGTACTCTACTTGCGTGATTGAAGGTAAGGCTGGCGTTCCCGTCCCCGTCGTTTATAGTAAGCCCAAGCTTACCACCTGTACCGATATAGACGTCATCACTGAAGGTTGCCGCTCCAAACGTTGTGGGTGTAATATTCCCACTCCCGTCGAAAGATACACCACCAATGGTCCTAGAAGTTTCCAATGCCGTAGCTGTCGCTGCATTACCATTGCAGTTTGAAGCTGATGCTACACTACCAGTGCAGTTTGTAGAAGTTGCAGCGTTACCAGTTGTATTTTGATTACCTGCTGTATTAACACCTGGAAGGTCTATATTAGCACTTCCATCAAAAGAAACCCCTCCAATGTCTCGAGCATTTGCCAATGCCGTAGCTGTTGCTGCATTACCAGTTGTATTTTGATTACCTGCTGTATTAACACCTGGAAGGTTTATATTAGCACTTCCATCGAATGATATACCT